ATTTCGGCGTATGCGTTGATCGGCTATCCGACCGACACATTCGATGCGGCGACCGAACGGTTGAATTTCATTTTGTCGTTGGGCATCATCCCGTTCGCAATGTTGTATCGAAACGATGCCGGCAAATACGATCACCGATGGCGGGCGTTTCAACGGGAATGGTGCCATCCGATCATCGTCGGTTCGAAATTGGGGATGTTGAATCAGGAACGGGCGGGCGTTGTCACGATCACGCCCGGAATGATCCGTTCCATCCGGGCATCGAAACGAGGATCCAATGGCGGATGATGTCGGCGAATCGGCGTGGAACCGGATGTTCCCGCCCGGGCCGAAGCCGTTCACGATTCCGGTGAATTCCGATATGGCCGAGTTGGCGGACATCTACCAAAAACGGCACCGGGCCAATTGCGAACGGGCCGGGTTGCGGAACAAATTGCAGGATACCGACAACACCGAAATGAAAAACTTCATCGGGGCGTTGGGCGAAATCGTGTTCGCCAAATACGCCCACCAATTCGGCGATTGGTCCGCCGATCCCCACCGCCGGCACCAAATGGATTTCACGATCGACGGGGAAACGATCGATGTGAAATCGTGCAACCCGAAGGACGGGAATTTTTATTTGTCCATCCAATGCGAAACGATCAAAAACGAATGGCCGGCGTGGTTCGTTGGGGTCAAGTTCCCATTCACGGCCGGCGTTCCACCGTTCGGCACGATCGTCGGGATGGCCCCGGGCAAAATGATTTTCGCCCCGGACCATTTACGGCCGGGCAAAACACGCCGTGACGGTTCGAAGATGACCGATTTTTATTGCGTGCGGTTCCGGGATTTGGTCGATTGTTCCCGGTTCCGTGCGGCCGGCGAATGGGTTGTCCGCCGTGAGGAAATCGCCCATTTGTTGAATACATTGGGATGGTATCCGTTGGACGAACGGCACCGGTTGGTTGCGGCGTTCATCGGCGGGATGGAAATCCGGGTGATCAAATGACGATCGAACAAATGGGCACATCGATGCGGGACCATCAAAAAAAGGCGGCCCGGGCGTTGTTCAAAATCCGGGGCATCCAACCCCAATGCCAACGATGCGGGCGGCCGTGCAAGGTATTGCGGGCACGGGGTCCGGGCGAATCGTCGTTCCGGTGTTTCATCGCCATCCCGAAAAGGAAACGGAAATGACCGTCAAGCCGATTTTGTTTTCGGTCGAAATGGTCCGGGCGATATTGGCCGGGAAAAAAACGATGACCCGCCGGGTGATCACGCCGGAACCGACATTGGTGCCGGCCATCACCGGCCCGGGCACATACGCATCGATGATTTGGAAAGGGACCAAATGGCGGCCGCCCGAAAGTGCGTGGGGTCCGTTTACGGCCGGCGGCCGGTTGTGGGTCCGGGAAACTTGGGGCGAATGTGCCGGCACGCCATTTTATCGGGCGGACGAACCGATTCAAATCCGTCCGTATCGATGGAAACCGGCGATGTTTATGCCCCGGAAATACGCCCGGATATATTTGGAGATCGTCCGGGTCCGGGTCGAAAGGGTTCAGGACATCGGCGAATGGGACGCATTGGCCGAGGGATTGGGAATGGATCACACGATCGACCCCGTGACCAAGCCGGCGACGAAATGGTTTCGGGAATTGTGGGACGAATTGAACGCCGCCCGGGGTTTCGGTTGGGATCGGAATCCTGCGGTTTGGGTCGTATCGTTCCGGAGGTGCAACGATGTTTGAAATCCAACGGTGCCCCGAATGCGAACACCGCCACATCGAAGGGTCGATCACTTTGTTCCACATCGCCGGATACCGTGTCCGGATTTGGTGGGCGATGCAACGGCCCCGGCGATGGGATTGGCCGCCGGCCGACGACAAGGATGATCGATACAACGAAATGTGGAAAGGCATCTATCCGCCGACCGGGCATTTTTCCCACTCCTTCACGGTCGGCCCGTTCGAAATCGAATGGCCGGACCGGGAACACCGGAGGTTCAAAAAAATGTTGCGGGGAGGCAAATGATGGACTTCGAAAAACGGGTCGAATTGGAGGCCCTAATCACCGAACGGGAAGGGATGATGGCGTTGAACGACCAACGGGCCGTCAACGGCGATTCCCCGGCCTATACGGACGAACAGTTTTTCGACATCGCCCGGCAAATGCGGGCGTTGATCCAACCGCCGCCGGCCGATCCAAAATGAAAATCCACAAGTGCGTCGAATGCCGTGGGTTGCAACCGATCGACGGAACGCCGTTTATGGGATGCCATCGTGTCCCGGACGGATACCGGGCCGCCTATGTGACCCGGTGCCCGTGGTATGCCCCGATCGTCCCGTGGTATCGCCGGCACAACATCGCCCCGTCCATCGGCACATTGATCGCCGGGATCATCCTACTGATTTTATTGGCCTGTGTTATGATGGTCGTGATCGACGAAAGGTTGTCCAAACAATTGGATGATGTCGATTACACGAACGAGGAAATGGCGATCAATGCCGCCGCCGGGGCACGCCGATGAAGGTCGTTCGGGTCGAACCCGACAAGCCGATATTTTTGCGCCGGTCGATCGAACACCGTGTCGTGTGTTGCGGATGCGGGTTCGTCCACCGGTTCCGTTTCGAAACATATTCCGGGGGAATCACGGTCGTCGTGTGGGCCGACGAACGGGCCACGGCCCGGGAACGCCGGCGGGTTTTGGGGGACGAATACGATCGGATAAAACGGAGGGTCAAAAATGAGGAACGAATGGATGTTGGTCGTCGTGCCGTTCGGCGTGATGGGGATCGCCGTGGTCGTGTGGGCGGTGCGAATATTCATCGACGCACGGCGGTTGCGTAAACGGATGCGGGCGATGATGACCCCGGCCGAATTGGCGGAAGTCGACCGGGCCACATCACGGTTGGCGAACATATACGCCGATGCCGTGATCAATCACCGCATCCGGGAATATCGCCGGGAAGTCGGGGTCGATCCCGATCGGGGGGAATGATGATCCGGTTCACATTGGACGGCCATATCCCGCCATCGACCAACGAGTTGATGCGGATGCATTGGGCCGTCCGCCGTCGAACCGAAAAACATTTGCGGATGTGGATCATCGATGCCATCGCCACGGATTCGGGCGAATACAAAACGATTCCCCCGGCCGATTGGCCCGAATCCCGGCGGTGCCGGATGACGATCCGGGCGTTCCGCAAACGCCACTTGGACCCGGACAACGCCCACGGCGGATTGAAACTGTTGATCGATGCCATCAAACATTTGCGGTTGATCCACGACGATTCGCCGGCGTGGTTGGATTTGTCGTATGATGAACGCATCGACGGCGTTCGTCCCCGGGTCGAAATCGAAATCGAACCGATGCCGGAAACGGCACGGGATAAATCCAAACGGAGGTGACGCAATGTCACGCAAAACCATCTTTTCCGTGTTGGCCGTCCTCGGGGCGGCGGCCGCCGTGGTGTCCACCGAATTCGGCCTGTCGGTGAACCTCGGGGCCGTGGTCGCCGGCATCGCCGGCATCGTCGTTTACATCCTCGGCGAAGCCAAGGCCGACATCGCCAAACTCGGGCAGTCCGGAAAATGGACCGACCCGAAGTTTTGGATCACGATGGTGACGGCGATCGTCACGGCGTTGGCGCAGGAAGTCGCCCTGCCCATTTCGCCGGAGATCATCATCGCCGTCCTGACGGCCATCGTCGGCCTGTTGTTCAAAAAGGAAATCGCCGCACGCCGGGCCACATCCTGACCGTCACGGTCCGGGGCCGACCGTCCAACCCGGAACCACGCAATCGCACGACCGGGCGGAATGGCGATTGCCGGCCGGCCCCGTTCCCATTTTTTTGAACGGAGGGAAACCGAACGATGACGAACCCAACGAACCGATTGCCGTTGGCGGATCGTATCCGCCGATGCATTGCCAACCATCCCGATTGGGATGTGATCCGGATCGCCTCGGCCGTCCGTGGATCGAACCGTGCGTCCATCAAAGCCGTGATGGCCGGCGAACCGATCCCGGAACGGCCCGTCGATCCCGCCCGCCCCGAACCCCACACGCCCGCCGGCACGATCGAATTGTCGGCCGTCCGCAAACGATACGACATCGCCGCCGCCATCCGGGACGAATTGACCCGGATGCGTCCGGGGTCGTTGATGTTGGAACGGGAAATGTGCCAACGCACGGCCGGCCGTGATGCGGCCCGTTTCCGCCGCACGATCGAAAACACCGATGAATTCCGGGCGGTCCGGGTCAAACTGCGGTTGGACCCCGACCAATCCGAGGGGGCGTGGTATTGGGGAAGTGCGGTCGATGTGGCCGAGGCCATTCGATTGCGGGACGAATGACGATGCGGCCGGCGACATATCGGGCACGGCGGGGGACCAAGTTGTTCCCATTGCGGGGCCGCCGATCCCGATATGACGACATCCGGCGATACATCGCCGCCCACAAATCCAAAGGAAAGGACAACGCCCGTGCCGAAAAAAATCGTTGACTTGGGCGAGATTCAACAACTGGTCGCCGAGGGTCCGGCCGGTTTGGAAAAACAACGGAAACAGGCCGCCGCCATCAATGCATTGACCGAATCGTTGATGATGACCTACAAACGGCAAAAACCTTATGAGGTGCCCGGGCGGTTCCCCGAAAACACGATCGCATTCGGGTTGATCGGGGACACGCACATCGGGTCGTTGTATTTCGAACCCGATGCGTTGGGGGCGTTTTACGCCCGGTTGGCCGACGAGGGCATCACGACCGTGTTGCACACGGGCGATGTCGTCGCCGGTTGGCGGGTTTACAAGGGACAGGAATTCGAACTGCGGCCCGATGCAAAATCGTGGCCGGAACAACGGGCATCGTTCGCCCGGGAAGTCCCGGTCAAGGGCGACATCCGGACCATTTTCATCACGGGCAACCACGACAATTCGTTCAAAAAGTTGGTCGGGTTGGTCGTGGGCGATGAATTGGGCGTGGCCCGGCCGGATTGGAAATTCATCGGGCAGGATGTCGGCGATGTGGTGTTGCGATCGGCGGACGGCCGCCCGTTCGTGGTCCGGTTGTTGCATCCCGGCGGCGGCACCGCCTACGCCGTTTCCTACCACGCCCAAAAGATCGTCGAATCGATGGCCGGCGGGACCAAGCCCGATTTGATCGCCATCGGCCATTATCACAAGGCGATGTATATGCCCCAATACCGGAATGTGGCCACGGTGTTGACGGGCACATTCGAACGCCAAACGCCCTTTATGGTGCAACATTCGATCGCCGCCCATTTGGGCGGATGGATCGTCCGGGCGTTTTTGGGCGACCGAAAAAAATTGACCACACGGATCGAAGCCGAATGGATCGGATTTTATGAGGAGGACCAAAAATGCCGGTAGTTTTCCATTTGATGAACGGGACACCGTTGGCCATCCGTGGCGAACGGTTGGGGTTCGTCCGCACGATGATGTTCCGGTTGGGCATCCCGATCCGTGGGAAGTCCTACACCGCATCGGACCGGTATATGATCCGGCCCCGGGCCGTGTCGCATTTTCAGGAAGTCACCGACGAGGCGGCCGAAATGCGGAAACGGGAACGGGACAAAAAGGCCGCCGAAAAGGCCGCCGCCGAAAAGGGCGGCAACGGGAAAAAGGCCGAGCCGGCGATGACCATTCCATCGGGGAAATGAACGATCCGCAATGTGTGAACAAACGGCGGGCGGGCCGGCCCGTGAAAATGCCGGCGGACTTCCGTGTGTCGTGCCACCATTGCGGTCAAAAAATTTTTTTGGTCCAAAGTCACGAAAGGCCTATCACCGGCGGGGAGTTGAAATGTCCGGCGTGCGGGCGGCCGTTCGTCATTCGGCGGGGAAAGACGATCATCGCCGGCCACGGCGACTGACCGAATCCGAACCGCCGTTGCGGGCCAACCCGGCCGCATTCCACGCCGTGTTCGGCGATTGCCAATATCCGGCCGAATCGGTCCGGAAATTGATGGCCGCCGTGGCGTTGGTCACGGTCAAGGATTATTTCGTCGAACCCGACCGGATCAAAAACCGGTTGGCCCGTGCCCGGGCCATCGCCGATCGGCGGGCGGCCGAACGATACATATTCGACCGAAAGGCCGATGTCGGTTGGCAACCGTTTTCGTTCGGGGCCGTATGCAAGGCGTTGAACATCGACCCCGATTTCGCACGCCGTGGAATCCGCCGGCGTTCGCCCGACGACATCAAAGGCATCGTCCAACGGATCGTGTGCCATCGGGCCGATTGGGACGATGATTGACGGCGATTTCGACACGATGTCATAATAGTGGCGCATCGTCCTCCAAGTGATTTGGGGGTCGGGCCGGTTTTCCCGTCCGGTCCGGCCCCCCGTTTTGAGCCGGGAGGCCAAATGTCGGATTTGGTGACGGAAATCAAACGAGCCACGGCCATCCGATATGCGTGGACATTCATCGGCACGCCTTATCGGTGGGGCGGTGATGATCCGATGGCCGGGTTCGATTGTTCCGGATTCATCGTCGAAATCCTGACCGCCGTTGGTATCGTCCCGCACAAGTATGATGCGACCGCCGGCGGGTTGGCCGACCGGTTCCGTGACCGCCGCATCGACAAGCCCCGGGCCGGCGCATTCGTCGTTTGGTATGATGCCGCCGGCAACGCCACGCACACCGAATTTTTGATCGACGAGTTCCACACCATCGGCGCATCCGGCGGGGGATCGGGAACGATCGACAACGCCGCCGCCATCGCCGCCAACGCATTCGTGAAAATCCGCCCGGTGGGCTACCGAGGATCCAACTATCGAATATTCGACCCGTTTGGAGGCGCACAATGAAATTGGCGGAACGACTGAAATCCGCCGCCGCAAAAATCCCGGCGGCCATCATCGAACCGGTGATCGGGGCGATCATCGGGATCATCCCGGCGTTGTTCAAAAAAAAGGCGTTCACCCTTTGGTATAATGAGCCGTCCGGTTGGAAATCGATCGGGACATTTTCGCACCGGCAATGCCGGAAACAGATGGCGGAATTGATCCGAATCGGATACGATCCGGCCAAATTCGCCATATTCCGCAAGGGTGTCGTCCCCGGGGTTCCGAAGTGATCGCCGCCGCCGGGGCGTTCGTCGCCCAAGCCGCCGTCGAGGCCGCCAAGACGGGAGGCGGGTTTTTTGCCGGCACCGGAACATTCGTTTTGGACGGTGCCATTTTGATCGCAATCCTGAAAATCGTCGAAGCCGGCATCAACAAAATCCGGCACCGTGGCAACGGCAAAAAAATGCCGTGCCCGGGCGAGGCCCAAACTTGCCGTGATCACGGCGAATCCATCGCCGCATTGATGGAGTTCAAGGAATCGGCCGATGGATCGTTGAAACGGATCGAAGGAAAGGTCGATCAAATCTTGATGATCCGGGGCGGCAAGTGACCCGACAATCCCCGGGACATTCCAAACCCAAATCCGCCGCCCCGTCCAGATCGCCGGCCCCGGACAAAACGCCCGCCAAAACCACGGCCGGATTGATCATCCGCCGTGTCCCAATCGGCGATGTCGAGTTGTGGGATCGGAATCCCCGTGGGATTTCCAAATCCGATTTCGACCGCCTTAAAAAACAAATCGCCCGTTTGAACCCATATAAGCCGTTGATCGTCACCGCCGGCCCGAAAGGCAAATGGATCGTGTTGGGCGGGAATATGCGGTTGCGGGCGTTGCGGGAGTTGGGCCACACGGCCGTCGATGTGTCCATCGTCGATGCCCCGTCCGATGCCCGCAAATTGGAATATGCCCTGTCCGACAACGATCGGGCCGGGCACTACGACGAAACCCAATTGGCCGAATTGGCCATTCCGTTGACCGGTGAGATCGATGTCGAACTTTACAAAATCGATTTCGTCGATCCCATCGATTTGCGGAAGGTCATCGGAAAATCCGGCCCATCGTTGCCGCCGGCCGGGGCGTTCGAAGGCCCGAACCTCAAGGCGGATCGGTTGGTCGAGATTTATTGTTCATCCGAACATTTGGCGAAATTCAAAGCCGTGTTGGATGAGTGGGGGACGATCGATGGTGTCACGGTTCACATTTCGTGAACGGACCGATGTTTGTTGGCAAAAACGGGTCCGGGATTCATACCTCCACGAAGGCACGCCCGATGTCGATTTGTCGTTGAAAACCGCCATCGTCCGCCCCGTGTCCCGGCGGTTGGCCGAAATGGTCATCAAAAAATACGAATGGTTGGGCACGATGGCCACGGGGGTCAATCGGTTTTACGGGATTTTTTTCGGACCGTATTGCGCCGGCGTGACCACATTCGCCCCGTCCGGGTTCGGGTTGCCATCGTTGGCCAAATCGTTCGGCGTGGACGGAAACCGGTTGGCCTATTTGGGCCGTGGGGCGAATGTGCATTGGTCGCCGCCCGGGGCCAATTCCAAATTGATCGGCCATTCGTTGCGGTTCGAACAACGGTTGGGGAACAAAATCGCCGTGGCGTTCGCCGACACGGATGCCGGCGAAATCGGAACCGTGTATCAGGCGACCAATTGGATTTACATCGGCACGGGATCGGTGTGGCCGCAGTTCGTTTCCCAACACGGGCGGTTGATGTCATTCAATCAATTCACCAAATGGGCCAAAGACCAACGAATGAAAACGCCGGCGGCCCGGGCGTTTTTGTTGGCGAATGGATGGCGGGAACAAAAGACCAATCCCAAAGGCCGGTATGTTTTCATTTTGGATCGATCCGATGCGGCGTTGATCGCCCGGATCGAACGAATGCGGCAACCATATCCGAAACGATGCGGGGGAAGTGTTGCGGTTGGCACATCGGTCGTCCAGATCGAAGGCGGCGGTTCGAATCCGACCCCCCCGCCCCATCACCCTGACCCCGGGCAGATCGGCCCGGAAATCGCAAATGGCGGCCATTCCCGGCCCAAATCCCGGGCCGGCCGTGGGATATAATATGACCGCAATGAAACCCCGCCGCAAATACAAACGCCGGACCCCGCCGCCGGCACCGCCGGCACCGGCCCCGGTCAAGGGCAAACCCGGCCGGAAACCGATCCCCATTCCCGATTTGATCCGCATCGAAAACATCGCCGCAATGGGGGCGACCAACGATCAAATCGCCAATGCGTTGGGCGTGTCCGAAACGACATTGAAATCGATGCGCCACAAATATCCGTCCGTCGAACAGGTCATCAAACGGGGCAAGGATCGGGCCGACCTCCAAGTGATCGGCCGGCTTTACAAAAAGGCGTTGGACGGCGACACCACGGCGATGATTTTTTGGTTGAAAAACCGGCAACCGACCAAATGGCGGGACCGCCACAATGTCGATCACGGCGGCGAGGTTTCCGTCGATAACAAGGTGATCATCGAAGTCGTCGAGACAAAATCGAAATGAGGGTCGTTTTATCCCGATCGTTTTATCCGTTGTTGGCCCGCCGTGACCGGTATTTGGTTTTGGTCGGCGGCGGCGGGTCCGGGAAATCCGAATTCGCCGCCCGCAAGTTGGCCGTCCGATCCCAAACCGAAGGACGGCATCGTTGGTTGGTGATGCGGAAAATCCGCCGCACATTGGCGGATTCCGTCATCGCCGTTGTCCGATCGGTGTTGGCCGAAAACGAAATCCCCCACACCTACAACAAATCCGAACGCAAAATCGAATACATCGGCCCGTGCGGCCCGGTCGAATACATTTTCGAAGGGATGGACGACCCGGAAAAAATCAAATCGATCAAGGGCATCACGGGCGTGTGGTTGGAGGAAACGACCGAGTTTTCGAAGGACGAATTTTTGCAGATCGATTTGCGGTTGCGGGAGCCGGGTCCGAATTATCACCAAATCATTTGTTCGTTCAACCCGGTCGAGGCCGAGGCCCCGTGGTTGAAGGAAATGTTTTTCGACCGGATCGATCCGTCCGCATTCGTCCACCATTCCACGGTCGATGACAATCCGATCGCCGCCGTCCGGGCCGAATATGCCAAACGATTGGATGCGTTGGCCGACAAGGACGAGGCGTTTTATTCGATTTATCGGTTGGGCAAATGGGCATCACCGCAGGGCCGCATTTTCCAATGGGATGTCGTTCCCGGGCCGCCGGCCAAATTCGACGAAATCATTTATGGCGGGGATTTCGGATATTCGATCGATCCGGCCGCCGTGGTCCGCATTTATCGCCGGGCCGACGAATATTGGGTCGAGGTCGTCATTTACCAAACCGGATTGACCAATCAGGGATTGGCCACATTGATGGGCGAACGGGGCGTGACCCACGATGCGCCGATTTATTTCGATTCCGCCGAACCCAAATCCATCGCCGAAATTCAGGGATACGGGTTCAATGCGTGCCCGGCCGACAAGGGGCCGGATTCGGTCCGTTCCGGGATCGACAAAATGAAATCGATGAAAATCCACATCATCGCCGGATCGCAGGATTTGGTGAACGAGGTGAACCGGTATCATTGGCGAAAGGATAAATCCGGCCGGCCGATGGCGGAACCCGTGAATTTCGACAACCACGCCATCGATGCGACCCGATATGGCATAATATCAAATGTGAAACACTCCGGGATCGTTTTTGGCGTTTTGAAACACGACATCCGACCACGATAATGGGGGCGGCAATGGCCATTTTCAACACACGGGCGAAACAACAGATTCGGGAACTGACCGGGAAATTGGAAACGGCCCAAACGGCCGCCGCCGCCGCCCGTGCGGATGCCGCCGATGCGTTGAAAAAAGCCAACCGCATTCAGGAACTTTTGGTCGATAACATCCTGTCCGTCACCGAGGTGGAACAACGGTATGTCGGGAACGACTACCGGGATTATGGCACCGCCATTCAGGCCATTTCCGACAAATACATTTCGAAATCCGAATGGGGATGCGTCCAAACCGGAACGATCATCGATTTGCGGGCGGCGTTCATTTTGGGCGAGGGCATCAAGGTCGTCCACAAAACCGACACCAAGGCCGAGGCCGAAACCGAACTCCAATTCGCCAACGACTTTTTGGAATACAATTCGTTGGATGCCGAAATGGCGCAGGAATTGGCCAAGGAAGTCGAAATCGAAGGCAAGTTGGCGTTGCGGTTGAAATGGGACGATTTGAAAAACGACCCGTTCCGTGGCCGCACGGGGTTGCCGTCCGTCCGGTTCATTTCGTGGTTGGCCAAAAAATACACCGTGACCCCGGACCCGAACGATTATATGTGGTTCAAAACCCTGTCGTGGATCGAATCGGGGAAAACGGAAAAAACCACGATCAACGAACCGGAATTCGTTTACAAAAAGTTCGGCGGCCGGATCACCGATCCCAACGATGCCCAACCGAAAATTATGAAATGCCTGACCGAAATCGATCGGTTGGACCGGGCGTTGCGTGACCTCCGGGAAATCCTCCATTTGTTCGCATCACCGACCCCGGATTTCGAATGCGCCACGGCGCAGGACGCAAAGGCGTTGATCGCCTATTTGACCGACACCAATTGGCGGATCGGCAAGGCCATCGTCCACATCGGGTCGTTTTCATACAAATCCCCGGACACCGCCGGCGTGACCAATTTGATCGCCGAAATCGAAACCACGACCAAGATGATTTCCGGCACCACGGGCGTGCCGATTCATTATTTGGGGTTGTTGGACCTTTTGAAAAACCGGGCCACGGGCGACAACACACGGGAATTGGTGATGGCCGCCACGACCCGGGAACGGTCCATTTGGATCGGGGCATACACCGAATTGATCGAAAAGGCGATGGCGATGTTCAACGCCAAAACCGGGTCCGCCCAAAAGTCGACCAAATTGGACCCCGAAAAAATCGGCGTGACCATCCCGTTGATTTCGCAGGATCATTGGAACAACCTCCAAAATGTGTTGATCCCGGCGTTCACGGCCGGCATCGTTTCGAAGGAATTCGTTGCGTCCCAAATCCCGGGTGTCGATATGGACGATGAGGCCGCAAAGGCGGAGGCCGCCGATGCGTCCGAATTGGAATCGGCCAAACGGGAATTGGAACGGATGCGAACCGAACGGTTGGCGGCGGCCGCCGCCGGCGGCGGGAACGGGGGATCGGCCGTGGAGGATGAACAATGATTTCGACCGCCCAACCGAAGGTCGCCGGCATCATCACGATCGAAACCCCGTGTCCCAAATGCCAATCCCGGATGTTCCAAATCCCGTGCAAATGCCCGCAACGCCGGCAGGGATGGGCGATATGCGCCAAATGTTTCAACCCCAAATGCGGCACGATCGTCGGGATCAAAAAACGCCGTGAACACCGTGGCCGGCGGATACGGAATCCGTTCGGCCTGTGAGGGGGCGAACGATGCCATATCCCAACGAACACGCCTGTCGCATCAGGGAACCCGGGGATTTCGAACCCGGGTCGTTCCGCCGGATCAAACAGGGCAAGGTGTCCATCATCATCGGCCGGTTGCGTGGGAAGTCGACGACGACGACCCAAGCCATCCGGTATCCGAAGGACCAATGGTCGGCCGCCGAGGCACGGGCGGAATGCGCCAAACACGGCGGCCGTTTCGATGCGGCCGTTTCCGAATCCGAACTGCCGGATCATTTGGACCCGGCGAAAAATCCCATCATCAAAATGGAGGATTGAACAATGATTTCCACGGACACCGTGAAAAAGGGGGTCCGGCCCGATGCGACCAAACGGAATCCGATCCTGTCGAACGGGATCGTTCCGGCGCAATTCCGGCCGAACCCGGATCGGTATCGGGGCGTGAAAAAGGTCACGCCGAATCCGATCCCCAAGGACGGTTTCCCCGGCATCCAGACGAACGAACTCCGGGACATCGAACGCCGGAAACGGGATGCGATGTTGGCGGCCCAACGCAAAGCCGCCGGCATCCTCACGCACGGGCGTTCGGCCAAACAACCCGGCGGGAAGTCCATCATCCAACGGGCCGGCGAGGCCGTGTTGTCCGGGATGATCAAGGCCGATTCGATCAAGCCGGCCGCCGCCACGGCCCCGGCCAAGCCCAAAGGTCGGCCGGGCCGGCCCCGTAAATCCGACACCGCCGCCAAATGAACCGGATCACACGGCGATTCCGGGCGTGGCGGTTGACCCGGGCGATCCGCAAAGCCCGGCGTGTGTTGCGGTTCATCGATCGGGCGATGGCGGCCGCCGGGATGCCATCGTGGAAACGGCAACAAATCCGGCGTGATATAATCACATCAGACAAGGCGTGGATCGATTTCGTGGACATTATGGGCGACAAATGAGGATCAAAGTTCGGTTGCGGGAAATGGCGGCGAACGAAATCGCCGCAATGATCCCGATGGCCAAGATCAACGAAATCAAGGCCGCCGATCCCCGTCCCGTTTTCAAGGCGTTCGTCATCGGGCACGAAGGCGAGGCCCGGGGCAATGTCGTCGGAATCGGGAATGTCGTCAAACAATGGTTCCGGGATGCGATCCAAAAACTGCACGACAAAATCGCCGCCGGCATCCAACTGTTCCACGGCCATCCGGCCGCCGGCGACACCGGCCCACGCACGCCGATCGGCGAGGTCGTCGGGAAACGGTTGATGCGGATCGGCGAACGGTTGTCGTCGGTCGTGGCGTGTTATATTTATCCGGCGTTTCGGCACTTGCCGTTGGATGTCGCATCGATCGAAGCCGATGTCCAAATGGAACAAAAGGGCAAAAATGTCGTGATCGCCGAGGTCGATGATGTCACCGGGATTGCGTTGGCATCGTCGGCCGTCGAAACCCCGGGGTTCGCCGGGGCCACATTGTTGGGCCAATTACAGGCATTCGCCAAAAATCAACATATCGATGGAGGCAACCTAATGGACCTTACGATGGAGGATGTCCGAACATTCCTCAAATCGGAAAAGGTAAAACCATCCGATGTTTTCGGGATGGAGGAAATGGCCGCCGACCCGATCGTTCGTGGGTTGGCGGAAGATCGGGTCCGGGAACGGATTGCGGGGGAGTTCGCCCGCCGGAAAGATGCCGAGGAAAAATTGGAAAAAATCCAAAAGACCCACGACGACAAGGTTGCGGATTTGACCAAAACCATCAACGGCCTCAAAACCGACACGGCGAAATCCCGGGTGGGTCCGTTGTTCGAAACGCAACGGAAAGGCCGGAAACTGGATGACCGGCAAACGAAGTTCATCCAAAACCGCATCGGGCGGTTCACACCGACCAACCCGGATGATGTCGAAAAGGAATTCAACGCCTATTTGGATTCCGAGATCGACGAATACAACCGGATCGCCAAGGATGTGTTCGGGGTCGAAACCAAACCCGGCAACGGCGGCGGCGGCGAAAAGGGCGAGGGTGACGAACCCGTGCCCGGTGCCGAACCGGCCGAACATCACGATGCCGGCACGGATAACCCGTATATCGACCCGGCGAAAAATCCGATGATCCGGACATAATCCGGGCCGGCCGGATTCCGATCCCGGCGGCAATTTCGAACGAAAGGTGAAAGGCAATGCCGAATGTCCTCCGGACCGCAACGCCGATGGGCGATTGGCGGTCGTTCAAGTTCACCTGCGATGTGACGGCCGGCCTCCTCGGGCAACGCAATGCGTGGGCCGCCGGCATTTCGTGGTTGATCGTGGTTCAGGACACGGTTGGCATCCTGTTGGAGGATGCCGACTTCGGGGATGAAGGTGTCCTGTGGTATGAGGCCGAAAAGGTCATCGTCCCCAAAAAGACCGAATCGACGGACATTTTCCTGCCCGGCGATGCGGTCTATTATGACCCGGCCGATGGTTTCGTCACGCCGACCTTCGACACATCCTATTACCGGATCGGCACCTGCACGGAACCGGCGGGGGCGACCGAAGCCCTCGTGGAAATCGACCTCGACGGCGGATGCGCCGTGGTCCGTGCATAACGGAGGCCCAATATGAAAAGCCGCATTTTCAATCTCGATTGGGCCAAGTTCGATTTCCGGAACCGGGAATCCCGGCGGATGTTGGCCGGTGCCCTGCAGTATTTCGTGGCGATGCCCAACCGGTTCATCCCGGAACGGTTCGCCAAGGTCGATGAGTTCGTCAAGGCGCACCGGTCGGTTCAGGAATTCACCCTGATGTCGGACGGCTATCCCAACGAAAAGGCCATCGATGTCGTGGAAAAATTCCACCTGCAGACCGATTACGATTCCGGGTTCGAATCCATCTTCGATGTCCGGGACTTTTCCGGCACGAAGGCATCCGGGTTCGATGTCGCCGGGGCCGCATCCGGCCTGACCTTCCGGGAAATCAAACCGGGCGAAAAGGTCAAGGTCTATCAGATGGCCGCCGCCAAATACCGGTGTTATTTTTGTTATTACGGCGGGGCGTTGGGATGGCACCGGCAACTGTTCGAAGACGGCGATTGGTGGACGATCGAGGACAACGCCATCGAATTCCGCAACAAGGCGTATGCCTCCCGGGCGGCGATTTATTACGCCCTGTTGGAGGCGGCCGCCGATGCGGTCGGGTGTTGCGCCGCAATCGCATCCGATTGTTCGGATTGCACGGCCGATGCCCGTTCGATCGCCGAATCCCTCAACTACGCCGCCACGCACATCCTGACCCGGCTCCGCAATCGGGGATACGGCCTGAACCCGGGGACCACGGAATTCATCGTCCTGACCCCCGTGCAACTCCGGGGCCGTGTCCGACAGGCGTTGGGTGTCGTCAATCAGGCGTTCGCCGGTTCGCCGGCCATCGTGGATTACAATTTCCGAATGATCACCACGATGATGTTGACCAACACCAACCGGGTGATGGTCATCCTGCCCCGGCGGACCCTCAAGATCGGCTACCGGATGGACCTGACCCTGTTCGACGATTTCGACATCCTGTCCTACACCGACACCGTGGCCGGTTGGATGCGCCACGGCGGATGCATCGGCGATTTGGAACAGATCGCCTGCATCGAATTCGAGGCCACCTCCGGGTCGTGCCCGACCGTGGACACCTTCAGCCCCGTGGCGGGTTGCGGTGATGTCGAGGTCACGGGCGATCCGACCGAACCGACCGGTGAGTTCGACCCGGCCGGGTCCGGAACGAGGCAGGGTTAATCCCACGGGGGATTGACGAAACGATGACAATGGGCCGGGCACGGTCGATCGGATGAAACTGATCAGGCCGTGCCCGGCAATTTTATTTGCAAACCAAATGATGTTGACCACACGATCCAAACGGGTCCAAAAAATATTCCGTGATCGTGAACAACTCCACCGGCAGACGCAGGAAATGGTCCGCCGGCAAGTCGCCCCGCACAAACCGTTCCACGAGGTCGTCCCCGATGGGGCGTGGCGTGGCCAACCCGTGTTCATCATCGGCGGCGGCCCGTCATTGCGGGGATTCGATTTCGGGCGACTCCGGGGCCACGGCCGGATCATCGCCATCAACCGGGCGTTGGAATTCATCCCGTGGGCCGACATCGCATTTTTTATGGATTGGAAACTTTACAAAATGTATCACGAATCCGCCGTCAAAAAGGCGGAATGGGATCGGTTCACCGGCCATCGGGTTTTTTTGAATTTGATGGGCCGGAAGTTGGACGACTGTTTTTCGATCCGGTCATTGGGCCGGAACGGTTGTTCCGGGTCGCACGCCAAAGGGCTTTACCACGGAAACAATTCGGGGCACGGGGCGATGAACTTGGCGTTCACATTGGGATGTTCCCCGATTTATTTGATGGGATACGATTGCGGATTCCACAAAGGGCAATCGTCGCATTGGCACACGGGATATGGGCCACGGGCCAACCCGAGTGTCGGCCGTTCGTTCATCCGGGAATTCGAAAATTTCAAGGCGCATTTAAAAGGCCGGGCCGTGATTTACAATTTGAATCCGGCTTCGGCGTTGCGGGCATTCCCGTTCAAAACCATCGACGAGGTGTTGAATGACCGATCGGCAGGGCAAGGTGTGGGGGACGACCACGGCGATCGTCCAACGACCGGTGTTTAGTATTCACCTTTTGGACATCCGGGCCGGCGGGTTTTCGTCGGAACATAAACACCTTCGGAAAGTGAACCATTTTTATGTCGTTCGGGGCAAACTGAAAATCCGGCAATGGCCGGCCAACGGGTTCATTTCCGAAACCCCGGATGTCACCGTTTTGGAACCCGGGGATTCGTTGACCATCCCGGTCGGCGTGTGGCATCAATTCATCGCCGAAACCGATTGCGTGTGTTTGGAAACATACGAATCGGCCCCGGTCGAGGACGACATCGAACGCCGCACGCACGGGGGGATCGCCGAGGATCCAAACGGGGCCGGGTTGCCGTGACGCACGAACCTTATACGCACGAATGGTCGTGGGTCGCCGTGACATTTTTCACGGCCGGCACCGGATACGAAACCGAGGTCAAACGGTTCATATCGTCCGCCATCGCCAACGGCATCAAATGGATGGTGTATCCCAAACCGAACACCGGATCGTGGCGGGGAAATTTGGATTTCAAATCGTCCGTCATTTTGGAGGCGATGCACGATCATCCCGGCCGGGATGTCGTGTGGGTCGATGCGGACGGCGTGTTCCGGTCATACCCTACAATTTTCGATGAACTGTCGAAATGTAGGGCATACGACATCGCATTCCACCGGTTCAAACAATCCCGTTTGGAACCCGGGACGGAATTGTTGTCCGGGACATTGTGGATCGCCAACACCGAACGGGGCCGGCGGATCGTGACGGATTGGCACGAATACGCCCGGACCCACCACGAAATACGGCACCAAAAGGCCCTAGATTGCGTATTGCGGGCCGATCCCGGGCGTGCCCGTGTGTTTGCCCTGCCCATCGAATATTGCGCCATTTTCGACCATCCGGCGGTCCGGGGCCGGATCACGCCGGTCATCGAACATTTTCAGGCATCCCGCCGTTTCCGCCGTGCGGTCGGCGGTCGTGGCCCCGTCCCCATCGTGAGGTTCAAATGACCGATCCATCCATCGTGACCCACATCGATCCCGGCGATTCGTTGCACCTCAAAATCGATGGCCGATATGAACGATTCGAAACGGGCATCGTCCGGCGATATTTGCGGGCCGGCCAAACATTCGTCGATGTCGGCGCACACATCGGATATTATTCCGTGTTGGCCGCATCGATCGTCGGGCCGGCCGGCCGGGTCGTGGCGTTCGAACCGCATCCCGGGAACGCCGCATTGTGGCGGTCCAATATGGAACGGTTCGGCGACATCGGCCGGTTGCACCAACGGGCCGCATCCGATCGGACCCGGCCGGCGGAACTGTTCGTGTCGCCGGACAATTCGGGCGACAACCGGATGTTCCGGTCCCACGGATTCAACCCGGTCCCGATCGAAACGACCACGATCGACGAATGCCCGGAATTGGCCGCCGGGTTCGACTTCATCAAGATCGACACGCAGGGGCACGAAATGGCCGTGTTGCGTGGCGCATCCGTGGCCATCGAACGGTCGCCCCGGTTGGTCGGCATCGTCGAATATTGGCCGTTCGGGATGCGGGTCATCGGGTCCAACGCCGGCGAATTTTTGGATGTGTTGGCGGCGTGCAAATTGCGGGCGTATGTCCGGGGACCGAAACGCCGGTTCATCGTGGCATCGTATCCGTTTTTGCGGAAGTTGGAAAACCACATCAATTTGATCGTGTCGAAGGAACCGTTGATATGACCGCATCGGTCGTCGTCGTCACCTACCGCCGGTTGGCCAATTTGGAAACGATCCTTGCGGCGTGGTTGGATCAAACGCCCGAGGTGTGGTTGTGCGATTGTTCGCCGGCGGGGTTCCGGACCGAACTGCCCATCCGGACGATCCGGGCCATCCCCGATCCCGGGAACCGCATCCGGCACGCCGTGGCCACGATGACGGCGGGCGATTTGGTCATCAAGGCCGACGACGATTTGGTGCCCCTGCCGGGATTGATCGACCAATTCCGCCGTGCGTATGACCAATGCGGCGATGCCATTTACGGAATCCACGGCCGGATATTCAACGGCCCGTCATATTATCGATCGACCCGGATGTTCGGCCCGGGCAATTCGGTCAAAATCACACGGGTCGATTTCGTGGGCGTGATCACCTGCACGGTTCGGAAATATTTGCCGATGGATTTGTTGGGATGCCAATCCGAGGTCGAGGACTTATTTTGGCAAATGCATTGTTTCCCCGATGCCCCGAAATATGTCATCCCGACCCGGGCGGTGAAACATCTGCCCGAATCGTTCGATGCCGGCCGGTTGTGCGCCAACCGGGCCGCCCGGATGATCCGGGAATCGTTTTACAAACGATATTGGATGGAACATTACGCCGGGCGGAAACGATGACCAAACGGATCGTGTGCATCACGGCCAACCGGGCGTTCGGCGGGCGGGACATTCCGAACGGATACCGGGTCGCCCGGGCATTGGCGGCCGCCGGCCACGATGTTTCGGTGATGGATCATCCGGCCGTCACGCCGGCGGCGTTGATCGGATCGGATTTGGTGTTGGCGTTCGGCACGGTCGTTTCGGACGAACACAAAACGCCGGGCATCGTCGATCGGTTGCGCCGGGCCGTCCCGCCATCGGCCGTGTTGGCGTTGTGGTATTTCGACTATTGCCATCCGTCATTGCGGAACGCCCCGTGGAAACATCCGGTGATGCGCCGGGTCGTGCCCCGGTTCGATTTCGTGGCCACGACCGACCATTCGTGGCCGTGGGAATCGATCGCCCCACGATATATGCATTTGACGCAGGGGGTCGATCCGGCCGATTTCGATGGGACGGTCGCCGCCCCGGAGGTCCGCCGGCACGATTTCATTTACACCGGCGGGAACCACACCGGGTTCGAATACCGTGAACGCCAACTGAAACGGTTGTCCGCCCGATGGCGGGGAATGATCATCGGCCGGGGTCGATGGGATCGGGTTTATGGCCCACGGTTTTTCCGGGCATACCAAACCGCCCGAATCGCATTCGTGCCCGGACCCCCGCCCGAGTGCGGGGGACATTATTGGTCGAACCGGATTTATTTGGCCACGGCCACGGGCACGCCGTGTTTGGTCGGTTGGTGCCCGGGCATCGACGATCATTTCGTCGGGGACTCCGAGGTGGTGTATTATCACGACGACGACGATATGATGCGCCGGGCGGCCGAGTTGATCGGCGACCCGTTCCGCCGATCCCGGATCGGGGCCGCCGGCCGGGAACGGACATTGACCACGCACACATATCGGAAACGAACCGACGATTTGATGGAGGCGATATGGCCAACAAACCGGAAATGAAATCGAAATGGGTCGGCAACGAACTGACCGCCGACCAATACATCGACCATTGGATCGAACACAAGGTGTGGACGCACCTCGACTATCCCAAACACCGGAAACGGTTGCATTGGGCGGCCGATCAATGCGTGGGGAAACAATTCGTCGATGTCGGTTGTGCGTTCGGCCATTCGACGGCGATAATGGCCCGCCGCCATCCGGGCGAATGGGCGGGGATCGATTTCGCCGCCCGGGCGATCGAAAAGGCCATCGAATTGTTCCCGGCGATGGACTTCCTGTTTTTCCCGACGATCGGCGATATGGCCGACTACCGTGGCCATTGGGATTCGGTCGTGTGTTCCGAGGTCATCGAACACATCCGTGACGATGCGGAATTCGTCCGCCGGTTGATCGGGATGGCCCGCCGGCGGGTGTTGATCACGACCCCGACGATTGACGCACACGACCCCGGGCACATCCGGGTTTACACGATGGCCCAATTGAACACATTGTTCGACGGGATGAACCCGGCCATCATCACGGACAAGGATTTTTATTACATCACGATCGATGTGGGGGCGAAATGAACATCCTGATCACCGGGACCGCCGGATTCGCCGGATCGCATTTGATCGAATACCTTTTGACCAACCAACCCGGGGCGGTCATTTACGGGGCCGACCGGTTCAATTGCCGGATGGACAACATCCGCCATTTGGCCGGGCGGTTCACCTTCATCGAATTCGATTTGAACGACTATCCGTCCGTGATGCGGGTCGTGGCCAAATGCCGGCCCGACATCATTTTCCATTTGGCCGCCCAATCGTTCGTCCCGACATCGTGGGTCGCCCCGGCCGAAACGGTCACGACCAACATCGCCGGCCAAGTCCATTTGTTCGAAGCCGTCCGATCGTTGTCGATCGATCCCGTGATCCAAATCGCCTGTTCGTCCGAGGAATACGGATTGGTGCATCCGGACGAATGCCCCATCACCGAACGGAACGAATTGCGGCCGTTGTCCCCGTATGCCGTTTCCAAAGTGGCGCAGGATATGTTGGGATTCCAATATTTCCGGTCCTACGGGATGCGGATCATCCGGACCCGGGCGTTCAACCACACCGGGCCACGGCGAGGGGAACAATTCGTCACATCGTCGTTCGCCAAACAAATCGCCGAAGCCGAGGCCGGCCGGCGGCCGCCCGTGATCAATGTCGGGAATTTGGAGGCCGAACGGGACTTCACCGATGTCCGGGATATGGTCCGGGCGTATTGGATGGCCGTCACCGCCGGCGAACCAGGGGCGGTGTATAACATTTGCGCCGGCAACCGGATCGCCATCCGGGATGTGTTGGCCACATTGATGCGCCGATCGTTCATTTTGCCGGATTTGGAAATCCGGTCCGATCCCGAACGGATGCGGCCGTCAGATGTCCCATTGTTGTTCGGCGATTACACGGCGTTCCGGGTTCAAACCGGATGGATGCCGGTCGTCCCGTTTGAACGAACAATGGCCGATTTGTTGGATCATTGGCGTGGGGTCGTCCGTGGTATCATTGAATCGGAAACCACGAACGGAGGTGCCCGATGAACACGCCCGCCCGCATCATCGTCATCATATTGGCGGCCATCCTGTTGGTCGGTTTGGGATTCGCCATCGCATCGTTGGTGCAGGACAACGGGGCCAACGAAAAGGAAATCGGGTTCACCCTATTGATCCGGACCCCGGGCGATTTCGCCATCACGATGGGGCCGATCAATCCGGCGACCGGCGATGTCGAAGTCGAGGTCACGAAGGGCGAACCGGCCGTTTTCACGATCACGACCACGGCGGCGGATGGATGGGATTCCCCGATCAACTTGTCGATCGACGGGTTGCCCGAAGGAACCGTTTACGCATTCGGCGTGAATCCAATGCCGCCCACGGGGACCACGACATTGACCATCCAGACCGGCAACCTCCAATCGAATTCCGGCTATGTTTGCGTGTTGACGGCAATCGGCGATTGACGATGGCCCACGATTGGGTCGCCCTGTGCCGCAAGTTCGGTTTGGAGTTGGTCGATATGTCCAAACACATTTACGGCGGGCGGTGCCCGGTATGCGAAAGGGATCGGGCGTTTTTCGTTTGGACGAACACCAACCCGGTGAAGGCGCAATGTATGGAATGCCACATCAAAATCGTCGTCCGGGATGATGGCCGCCCATCGTGGCCATCGCCATTCCCGGGATCGGGGAAATAAATGTGGTATCGTGGCAATTTTTCATCGACGGCGGCCGGGCAGGGATTGGCCAAAGTTTGGGATGCCCTCGTTGACGGCTACGACAATTGGTCCGTTTACGATGCGGCGGCCGGGACCAACGCCAAGGTCTATCGGTGTTATGATCCCGACTCCGCCGAAAACAATGATTTTTATGTTTTGGTCAACGACAATTTCGTTGGATATTGGACGATCCAATTGTGGGAAGGATGGGATGCCGGCGCACACACGGGGATCGGCGAC